GCGAAGTATAGGAATAATGAAATAAAACCAATGTTATTCCCAAACATCATTTATGAAGTAGCGAGAAGTTATAATAGTGCGTTTATTCTTTGTGAAGTTAATGACATTGGAGACCAAGTAGCAAGTATTCTTCAATATGACTTGGAGTATCAAAATTTATTGATGTGCTCTATGAGAGGTAGAGCGGGACAAATTGTGGGTCAAGGTTTCTCTGGAAAGAAAACACAACTCGGCGTTAAGATGTCCAAAACCGTAAAAAAAGTTGGATCACTTAACCTCAAGACAATGATTGAGGAAGATAAACTTATCTTCAATGATTATGAGATCATCTCTGAACTGACCACCTTTATTTCAAAGCATAATTCATTCGAAGCAGAAGAAGGATGTAATGATGACTTGGCAATGTGTCTTGTCATCTATGCTTGGTTAGTTGCTCAAGACTACTTTAAAGAACTTACTGATCAGGATGTTCGTAAGAGACTTTATGAAGAACAGAAAAATCAGATTGAGCAAGATATGGCACCGTTTGGATTTATGGATGATGGACTAGGTGATAGTAGTGTAGTTGACAATAATGGGGATCGGTGGTTCACCGATGAATATGGTGATATGTCTCACATGTGGGATTATATGTAATGGACGTAAATGAGCAGTTTGAACTAGAGCATCTATATCTCACTGAGAGGATTTGTAGAGTATGCGGAGAATCCAAAGATCTTATTGATGGGTTTTACAGAATAAGAAAAAACAAATATCAATCTTCATCATATGCATATGAATGTAAAAGTTGTACTATAAAAAGAGTTACTGATACGAGAAAAAATAAACCTAAGTCAAAAATTTCTATTCCAGAACATTATTATCCTGATTGGTAGGTGTTCATGCATTGTTTCGTCATTTGAAAAGGCATAATTTATAAATATTTTTAGTTATACTGAGACTAGGAGAACAAAAAACATGGCGACTCCTCAATTATCTCCAGGCGTACTAGTCAGGGAGGTTGACTTAACTGTAGGAAGAGCTGATAATGTACTTGATAATATCGGTGGAATCGCAGGTCCTTTTGCACAAGGTCCAGTTGATGAAGTAGTTGATATTACTACCGAGCAAGAATTAATTAATGTATTTGGAAAACCATACTCACAAGACAACCAGTATGAATACTGGATGAGTGCATCTTCATTCCTTTCATATGGAGGAGTACTTAAGGTTGTAAGAACTGGCGACGATCCTTCTACCGGATTTAAAAATGCTTCTGCAATCAGAGACGCTAGTGGCGTTTCTATTGGATCAACAGGAAATCTTCAGATTTTAAACTTCGATAATTATCAAGATTTACACGCTGATGATGTAGCAGATTACATCTTCGCATCAAAGAATCCAGGAAGTTGGGCAAACAATCTTAAAGTCTGTGTTATTGATGACAAAGCAGACCAAATTTTGACTGCTACTGGTATTGCTGCTACAACAGTAACAGTTGGATTAGCTGTTACAACATCACTTGCAAATGAAGTATTTGCTGGTACTGGTTCCACATCAACATTTACTGGTTATCTCAAAGGAATTGTTACTGGTGTAGGTACAGAAACTGGTTCTGGTGCAAACACAATCGATGTTAAGATTGTTTCTAGAGTTGCTACCGATGGAACTGAAACACTTATTGATTATAAGCAAAGAGATCAACTTTCATCATTTAGACCAGGTAATACAATTTCAGTCGTAAATACTACTGGCGTTGCTGTTACTTCAGTTGCTCTCGATTCTTCAGCAACATCTGCAAAAGATTGGTATGATGTACAGGTTCTGGATTTAGATAATCAAGATATTCTCTGGTCTTCTATTGCACCAAAACCAACATCAAATCAATATACTGCTGACAGAAATGGTAGGAATGATGCTATTCACGTCGTAGTTGTTGATGACTTAGGAAGTATTACAGGTACTCAGTCAACAATTCTTGAGAAATTACTTTTCCTCTCGAAAGCTCTTGACTCTGTATCAACAGTAGAATCACCAGTCAAAAACTGGTGGAAAGATTATCTTGCAAGATATTCGAACTTTGTTTACGTTGGTGATAATCCTTCTGATAATTTAAATGTAAATGAAACTGTTTTTGCAACTGGATTTGCTGGACCATTAGGTGATGGCAACTTCACTGCATTAGGTGATGGTGCTACTGGTGGTCTTTGGAATATTGATGCACAAGATAAAACTTATAGTGCAATCGGTAATGTAACATATAATCTTACTGGTGGTAAAGATTATAATGGAAAAACAGATCTTTCTGTAGATGATTCATTAGAAGCAAGTCTCGGTAATTTGATGACTTCTTATGATCTCATGAAGAATACTGATGAAGTTCAGGTAGATTACTTGATCATGGGTCCTGGTTCGAATAAAAATAAATTTGAATCTCAGGCGAAAGCAAATAAACTGATTAGTATTGCTGGTCAGAGAAAGGATTGTGTTGCAGTTATCTCACCACATCGTCTTGATGTTGTTGGATTGACCGACAGAGACGCACAGACTGATAATATCATCGAGTTCTTTGCACCACTTCAGTCTTCATCTTATGCAATCTTCGATAGTGGATATAAGTACACTTATGATAGATTCAATAACAAGTTCCGTTACATTCCTTGTAACGCTGACGTTGCTGGTCTTTGCGTAAGAACTTCGATCTTTGCTTATCCTTGGTTCTCACCTGCTGGACAACAAAGAGGAATTCTGAATAATGCAATTAAACTTGCATATAACCCAAGCAAGGCACAAAGAGATCAACTCTATCCACAGAGAATCAATTCTATCGTAAACAAACCAGGAATTGGTATTCTTCTCTTTGGAGATAAGACTGGTCTTGGATATGCATCAGCGTTTGATAGAATTAACGTTCGCCGTCTGTTCCTCACTGTTGAACAAGCACTCGCAAGAACTGCTGAAGCGCAACTGTTCGAATTGAATGATGAAATTACAAGAGCAAACTTCGTAAATATCGTAGAACCTTATCTGCGTGATGTTCAAGCGAAGAGAGGTCTTTATGGTTTCTTAGTTGTTTGTGATGAAACAAACAATACTCCAGATATTATTGATAATAATGAGTTTAGAGCAGACATCTTCCTGAAGCCTGCTAAGTCTATCAACTACGTAACTCTCACTTTCGTAGCAACCAGAACTGGTGTTGCGTTTGAAGAAGTTGTTGGTACTGTTTGATTTTTAGCATAAATTACTAAGGAGGCACCAAAACAATGGCAACACTCAAATCCCTTTCACAATTTAAATCAAAACTGATTGGTGGAGGAGCAAGACCTAATCTCTTTGAAGTAACTATTCCAGCATTTCCTGCAGGAATAAACATTGGAGTACAAGGAGATGGAACTGGGGCATTTGATGCAGAGAATTTTACATTCCTCTGTAAGGCAGCTGCCCTGCCTGCATCAACTGTAAATCCCATTGAAGTACCTTTTAGAGGACGTACTCTGAAAGTTGCTGGTGATAGAACCTTTGATGTATGGACCATCACAGTCATCAATGATGAAGATTTCTCTCATAGAAGAGCATTTGAAGCATGGATGCAAAATGTGAATCAATATTCTGATCACAGTGGTCTTACAAATCCAAATGATTATATGGCTGATGCTACTGTTCAGCAGTTAGGCAGAGCACAGGTTGCAAGAGAAACTGGTACTGGAACTGGTGGAAACGCCAATGTTCTTGCACAATATAAGTTTAAGGACATCTTCCCAACTAATATCTCTGCAATTGATCTTTCTTATGATAATTCAGATACTATTGAAGAGTTTACTGTAGAATTCCAGGTTCAGTTCTGGTATCCTGAAGTTGCTGGATCCAACAGCGCACAAGGATAATAAATAGTAATACAGTAAAAGTCGGTTTTAATAATGTCCAGATTATTTGGATTCTCAATTGAGGATAACGAGGATAAATCCAAAACTACAGTTTCCCCCGTCCCCGAAAATAACGAGGATGGGGTTGACTATTATCTAACAAGTGGTTTTTTCGGTACTTCGGTAGATATTGAAGGTGTTTATAAAAATGAACAGGACTTAATTCGTAGATATCGTGAAATGGCACTTCATCCAGAAGTGGATAGTGCTATTGAAGACATTGTAAATGAAGCGATTGTTTCGGATACTTATGATAGTCCTGTTCAGGTTGAGTTATCTAATCTCAACGCAAGTGATGGACTTAAGAAAAAGATTAGAGAAGAATTTAAAAATATTCTAGAGATTTTAGATTTTGATAAAAAGTCTCATGAGATTTATAGGAATTGGTATATTGACGGAAGACTTTATTATCATAAAGTAATTGATTTAAAGAGTCCTCAAGATGGGATTCAAGAACTTAGATACATTGACGCACTTAAGATGCGTTATGTTAGGCAGCAAAAAAAGACAGATCCAAATAAAATAGTTGCTAATAACAGGACACAAAATCCAATGGACATGGATTTTCCTGAGATTGAAGAGTATTTCCAATACAATCCAAAACTGAAGAATGGTTATGGAAATACAAATACTGGAGGAATTAAGATTGCAAAGGATGCAATCACTTATTGCACTTCAGGTCTTGTAGATAGGAATAAGAATACTGTACTTTCATACCTCCACAAGTCAATTAAATCAGTTAATCAACTGAGAATGATTGAAGACTCTTTGGTAATCTATCGATTATCAAGAGCACCAGAACGTAGAATTTTCTACATTGACGTTGGTAATCTTCCAAAGGTCAAGGCAGAACAATACCTGCGTGACGTTATGATGCGTTATCGTAACAAGTTAGTTTATGATGCTAATACAGGAGAGATTAGAGATGACAAAAAATACATGTCAATGCTTGAAGATTTTTGGTTGCCTCG